TAAGATACAAGGTATGTTTGCCATTGCCTTTACTCAGAATGATGGTTCTATTACATTGGTAAGAGATAGACATGGTGAAGTACCACTTCATTATTCTCTACTTACTGGTCTGTTTCCATCATTTAGTTTCTGTTCTGAGATGAAAGGACTTCATGCATTGGGTGAAAGTGGTAAGACCATTGAGATGTTGAAGCCTGGTCATTACCTAAAGGTTACCTCTGACTATAAGGTAGAAGAGGGTATGTGGTATGATATACGTGAGAGTATTGTAGACAGTCAGTCGTGGGACTTTGATAGGTCTAGAGACCAGATAGGTGATGACATTGTTCTTGGGTCATATGAGAGAACTGTCTCTGATGTACCTGTAGCATGTCTCCTTTCTGGTGGTATTGACTCAGCCATTACTACATTGGTTGCCTCTAAACATATACCTAACCTTGTCACATACACTGCAGTCTTTGATGAGAAGTCAAAGGATTTGAAGTCTGCTCGAGAAGTTGCTAAATATTTGGGAGTTGAGTTGAGGGAGATCAAAGTTCATCCTCCAACCCTTGATGATGTTGATGATGTAATCAACACCATTGAGATGCCATACAAGGCACAAGTAGAGATTGGGTATCCATGTATTCAACTTGCTAAAGCTATCAGCGAAGATGGATATAAAGTCATCATGTCTGGTGAAGGAAGTGATGAGTTATGGGCATCCTATGGTATGAGTTACCATGGTATCCTCAACAAAGGTTGGAACAATTACAGAATAGACTTATTTGGATCACAACATCGTAAGAACTTTTCTAGGTGTAATAAGATTTTTATGAGGTATGGTATTGAATGTAGATTACCATTCTTGAATACTCATCTTGTAGAAACTGCCCTGGGTCTCAGACAAGAAGTTGTTTGGGAAGGGAAGTCAAGACCTAAAGCAATCTTACAGGAGGCATTCAGAGGACAACTACCTGATAGTATTGTTGACCGTAAGAAACTTGCATTCCAAGACGGTATGAATATTAAGTCTCAATATGAATATGTTGTAGGATCTCCCAAAGAATATTATAATACAGTTTATAAAAACAAATTCTCATGACCAAGTTTCCTTACAAACTACAAGATGTATATGATGGTGAAGCAAAGGAAAACTTTACTGTTATCTCCACCTTTGCTGGTGGTGGTGGATCATCCACTGGATATCGTCTTGCAGGTGGTAAGATACTGTGTATCAATGAGTTTGTAGAGGAGGCAAGAAAGACTTACTCTGAAAACTATCCATCTACTCTTATCATTCCTGATGATATCAAACAACTAACAGGTCAACATTTTCTTGATGCTACTGGTCTCAAGAAAGGTGAGTTGGATATTCTTGATGGGTCTCCACCTTGTTCAGCATTTTCTATTGCTGGTGCCCATACTCTAAAGGCAGGTAAAGGTGTTGCTGCATCTAACTGGGGTAGAACTAAAGTCTATTCTGATGGTAAGATTGTTGAAAACATTGAAGATTTATTCTTTGAGTTTATTAGAGTAGCCAAGGACATTCAACCTAAGGTGATTATTGCAGAGAATGTAAAGGGGTTGACTGTAGGTGAATCTAAGTCTTACTATGCAAAGATTACTAATGCCTTTGAGGAGATTGGTTATCTAATTACATCCAGAGTTCTAAATGCATCACACTTTGGTGTCGGTCAAGGAAGACAGAGACTTATCTTTATTGGTGTAAGACAAGACATTGCAGAACAGGTAGGACTCAATGTGGTAAGTGTCTCTACACTCTTTCCTGATAGGAGTTCAAAGGTTACTACTCTTGGTGATGTAATTGATGATGTTGATAATGATCCAAAGGAGATTGATTACCTTATGGATAGGATGCAAAGGAGTTCTACATATCAATACTTAGTGCAGATGCCTAAGAACTCTCAGAAGGTTGTATGTGTTTCAGACTATCATCCTAAGGGTTCTTGCTTTAATATGTTAAGATCATCTTACTACAAACCTTCTCCTACTATCACAACTAGAACTGGTAACTTTATGCACTGGGAGGAGGATAGAAACTTCTCAGTTCCTGAGTATAAACGGATTCAATCACTTCCTGATGACTTCAAACTCACAGGTACCTGGGCACAACAGACCGAAAGAATTGGTCGTATGGTTCCAGCACTAATGATGAAAGCCATTGCTGACAGTATCTACACAAAACTATTATCTAAACTAAAATGAAACTACCTTACAAACTACAAGATGTATATGATGGTGAGGCTCTAGAGAGATTTACTGTTGTCTCCACCTTTGCTGGTGGTGGTGGATCATCCACTGGATACAGGTTGGCTGGTGGTAAGATATTGTGTATCAATGAGTTTGTAGAAGAAGCAAGGAATACATATGAAGCAAACTACCCTTCCACACCTATTGTTCCTCATGACATCAAAGAGTTGGTAGGTAATGACTTCTTAGAACTGACTGGTCTTGAGGCTGGAGAGTTAGATATTCTTGATGGGTCACCACCTTGTTCTGCATTCTCTGTAGCTGGGTCTATGTGTCGTGGTGATGGATCTAAACATTCTGATGGATGGGGTAAGACTAAAACATACTCAGATGGAAAGAAGGTAGAGAATATTGAAGACTTATTCTTTGAATATATTCGTGTTGCAAAAGATATTCGACCAAAAGTCATTGTAGCTGAGAATGTCAAGGGGTTGACAATTGGGGAAGCAAAGACTTATTATGCTAAGATTACTAATGCGTTTGAGGAGATTGGTTACTTAGTTACATCTAAAGTCATGAAGGCATCTGACTATGGTGTAGGTCAGGCAAGAGAAAGACTTATCTTTATTGCAGTCCGTCAGGATATTGCAGACCAGGTAGGTCTAAATGTATTGACAGTCTCATCACTATTCCCTCCAACATCTACCTCACAAACATCTATCAAAGATATCATTGATGGTATAGAAAATGACCCTGAGAATGTGAAACAACTCACAGAGCATATGTTGAAGAGTAGTATCTATCAGAGTGTTGTAAAGAAGATGCCAAAGAATCCTAGAAAGATTCTATCAGGTATGGACTACCATGAGAAAGGACATTGTTTCAATACCAAGAGAGCATCACAGTATAAACCTTCTCCAACACTGACTGCCAGTGGTGGTCTCATCCATTGGAAGGAAGATAGAGTACTGACAGTACCTGAACTTAAACGTATTCAGTCCCTACCTGATGACTTTAAACTCACAGGGTCTCACTCACAACAGACTGAGAGAGTGGGTAGAATGGTTCCTCCATTGATGATGAAGGCCATTGCAGAGAACATTTACAAAGAGGTACTATCTAAACTATGAAAATTCTAACACTTGAAGACTACCAGAAGGCAGGAGAACACTTTTGGCCAAAGTATTTTTATGTTGCTAAAGAACTTGGTGATGGTACATCATCAGAAGATATTCTAAAAGTTATGGAAGCACTTGGTGGTGTTGCAATGAAGATTGCCCAGGAAGAAAAAGAAGGTCCATTTGGATTCAATAAAGATAAGGATAGTGAGGAGACTCCATGACTGATAAGATTGATACACAAGGGATGAGTATTCCTGGTAAGTCAAAGAAACCAAGTAGAACTGATCCTATGCCTGTCAAGGTAAGAACAATCTTCACACCAGAAGAACGTGTCGAGTTAAAGGAAATTATCCGTGAAGTATTGGTAGAGTTTCATGGCTAACAAAAATAACATTACTCCTGAAACATACAAGGAGATGAATAAAGAGTTTGAAGAGGAAGGTCTGGCATTCCGAGTTACTATACCCACACAAGAAGCAATAGACAAGTGTCAAAGTATAGTTTACTATCCTGATGATGTTTATAAGGATGGTGGCGGACCAAGTGTGTGGGACCCTGAATGGGATAAAATAAGAGAAGAGAGGTACAAAAATGGCGAGTTACAGTAAAGAACTTCAGAATATGGTTATTGCTAAACAACAGGTTAGTAATGTTGCTAAACTACTTGGTGGTGAGGCAAAGTATATTATTTGTGTAGAGAGAAACACAGAGCATAAGAAAATTGTAATTGAGTATGACCATAAAGAAAGAACATAGTAATGACATCGATTATTAATTATGCGGTAGCATTTTGGAGTGTTGTTGTGATGAATTGTATTCAACCAGTTAATTGGGAGTACTGCTCAAAAGATTGGGACCAATGGTTATACCCAGAGATACAGAGAGGATGGGAGATTTATAGTAATCCTTCTACCATCTATCAGGGTGAAAGAGACTCTTTGGAGAATATAAATAAAGATATAGAAAAGTAGTGCTTTAAAGAGATGTCATCATCAATGCGTAACTTTATGGAAGCTTATGCAGCTGTCCATAATACAGAAGCAAAAGAAGAATTGACTTCTAAAAGAGATCTTGTTAGTGAGATGACACTTACTCATCTTAAGGATGAAGATCTTTGTGAAATCGTAGAAGAAGTTCTGGAGTCTGTCTTCGAAGAAGGTGTGTCAGTAAAAGAGGCACATCAAATTTTCTCTGGTATGTTTGAGTCATCAGACATTGTTGGTAGACAAGAGAAGATTACCAGACTCAATGAAGCTGTAGAGAAAACCTTTAGTGTTGTTAAATCTAAGGCAGCTGCATTAGAAGAGTTTGCAAAGTATAGAAACAACAAGAAGCTCCAAGAGACTTGGTCTGATAGATTCAACCAGGATAAGAGAATTGAAAAACTTCATAGCTCAGTTGTAGCAGCTGAGTCTAAGAATGTAAAAGAAATTCTTTCACAGATTTACGAACTCTACAAGGGTAAGCACGGCCAGTCTGACAAAGAGTATCAGGATGGTCGTTCTGATGCTGGTAAGCGTATTAGTGGTGACTCTAAGGAAGGCCCTGCCTCCTATTCCACCCGTATCCATAAGAACTCTGCTCCTACCGCTCCTGGTAAGAAGCCCAAGAATGTTCCTGGTCTGAGTAAGGGCGAGAAGGCAGAACTGCAGATGCGTAAGGCTAACCTCAAGAAAGAAAGTGTTGCATTCTCTGAAGCTGAACTTCAGGCATTTGAATCCATTGTAAATAGTTGGGAAGACTGATTCCCTATACGCATGGACGTATTTAAATATCTGAAGAGGGCTGATGCTTTCCTTGCCGAGAACGATGACTCTCAGGCAAGGAAAGATGCTGAACGTGCTGGTGGAGTAACATCCAAGTTTGGTAAGTATTATAATAAAGATGGTAACTATGTTGGTAAGGTAGTTGGTGATAAGTTTGTAGCTGCATCTAAGGATGAGTTATTGAGTAGGATGGCAGCATCCCCTGCAGGTCAGGCAGATGCACAGAAAGAAAAGAAGACACTAAGAGATTTAAGAAAAGACGCACCTAAACCAGAACAAGAGGAAGTTCCATCAGTTGGTGATCAAGAAGCCAAGGTAGTTCCTGGTGGTCCTGATGATAAGGCGTTAGCTTCTGGTGATACAAATACTATCAAGAAGATGCTCTCTCGTGGTAGAGAGAAGGTTCAATCTGCTGAAAGGAAAGCACAGATTGACCAACAGGCTGCTGATATGGAAGCCACATATGATGCAGAGAAAGAAGCAGAGGCAGCACAGGCTGCAGAAGAAGAACAAGCTGCACTGGATCAGGAGGCTAAAGATGCTGAGGCTCTTGCAAAGGAGATGGGAACTCCTGAAGGACCCTTAAAGGATGAATCTGAATTCAAAACTCTTAATCAAGCAGTCATTGAAACAGGTAAAAATATTGATGGTTCTGATACAAGGGGTGATGTTGATATTGCAACAGATGAATCTATTTCTAGAGTATCTGACATATCAAAAACTGATGTAGATGATACAAGGTTCGATAAAGGTCGTCAATCACAAAAACAATTCCTAGATCATTATTCAAAAGACTCTGAGTATAGAGGTGGATTGAATACTTTAAGCAAGTCTGTTGCAAAGGCTAATGATAGAACCAAAGTCAATGAGATGATGGATGCTATTAATAGTGGTGACTATATGAAAGAGATTGAATTGAAGAAAGGTACTAAGGTTAGTGTTAGTCAGTTACTTTTAGATGCTGGTATTGATGTGAATGAAGAGGAGCAAATTAAACAATTTGCTAAAGCATATGAAGAGATTAATAACTTTATTGGTGATGATGGTTTTTGGAAGAGAGGAGAGAGTCATGAGTTGGTAGGTAGTAACTTAGGGTATTATGAGGCAAAACACATTGCTGAAAGAGATGATCTAAAAGAACTTGATCCAGCTGGAGTTCAAACAAAGGCGTTTAACTTAGCATCTGAGAATCAGTCTGCAATGTCTGAGATGGATCCAACCATTACAGATGCTGTGTTTAGTATTCTTCCTACACCAGCAAGAGATTTTCTTTCTAAGAGTGGATCACCAAAGACTTTTTACAATCCAAATGAGGAAAGTCAGCAAAGTAAAACCGCCAATCCTATCAGAGGGTCAGCTGCTTTACATATGTGGGCTATGCAAGATGGTAAAGATGCATACGCATTGAGCGGTCAAAGAAGATCACCAGGAGAATTTCAGGTAGAACATATCACACCATTGAAGTCTGGTGGTAAAGATCATATTGAAAACTTTGGTATGCTTTTAAGAAGAGTCAATGAACCAAGAGCTGATTTGGCTTTTGATAAATTCCAAGAACAAGCCAAGAGAAAAAGAGATAGTATTGATTCTGACTTGGCTGATCCAAAAACAAGAAAGAATTTTGAGACAAAGTATAGAGCGTCTTCATTCAATACTGAGTTAGCACCTTCACTTGGTGGTCCTGTAGGGTCCTTGTCAGGTGATAATATATTGAACTCAGTTAACTCTGGTCTTGAAGCTAAGTTGGGTAAAGATTCATCTGCAGCACTTAAAGTAACACCAGAAGACTTCAAACAATATCAAACTAAAATGAATGACTTCCTTGAGAAGAATGAATTGGGTTCTGATGCTCAAGTAAAAGATATGAATTCAGACCAAATCAATGGTGTGTTTGATATTATGAGTGAGAGTCTGGGTGTAGATAAGTCTAAGATGAATGAGTATATGGGTAGAAACCTTATCAATAATTATGATGCAGGTGCAAGATTTATTATTAGTAAAGATGGTAAGTTAGAAAAAGGTAGAGGTGGTACATCTCCTACATCTGGTGCTGTATTGAATATGCAAAACTCTATTATCTCTGATGATAGTATGAGTCCTGAAGATAAATCAAAAGCTCTTCAAACTGCGAATGAATATCACCAACAGTTTAAGAAGAGTAGAAGTAATTACATTGATAATCCAGATAGTCCAGAGGCATATGAAAATTATTTGAGTGATGTTGTTTCGAATATTGATTTCCTTACAGGTGATGGTGACTCGCCTCTCAAGCCAGGTAGACAGTACGACAACCGTCTGACCTATTCTGACAAAAATAACATTGACAACGACACCGCTAATGGTATTATGAGTATGTTGTCACTTGACACCGCATCCGTTGCTGGAGGAAAGGATGCATTCTCTCCAGGGTTTCAAAAAAAGGAACTTACTCCTCAGGCTAAAGAACACATTAAATCTCTTAGAAAAAAATTGATTTCTAGTTATGTAAAAACATCTGGTTTTAGTGAAGATGAGATTATGAATCCTGATAGTCTCAATAAAACTAAAAGGAAAAAGATTGAACCACTTATCAACGCATTAGAAAACATTAACAGAGGACTTGGATCATGATTGATACAGAGTATCTTGACACCACACTACAAGACATTTACCAAAGATTGATGGTGGATGCTGATGATGTTGGTATGGCATATGATGAGGTTCTTCAGTATGTCGAACAGTTTGAGATGGATGAGGATATGTTATTCTCTTTCATCAAAGATAAAGTCTCTGAAGAAAAAGAAATGAGTAAGAGTGAAAAGGGAAAGAAAATGATGGAGTCCCTGAAGAGATCTCTTAAGGATCCTTTCTTCTAATAAATACTAACATAGAATTATTGTAGAAATGAAGAGTTTCTTTAAATTTTTAACAGAAGCGCGCAAGACTAAGGCGTCTGAAAGAGCCAGACAGCTTGGTCTTACTGGTGATGGACAGGGAAACTGGGTAGATAAGAGTGGTAATGTTGTTGGTAGGACAGAAGGCGGGCAGCTTGTTTTTAATACTAAGAAGACAAAGGGTCAAGAAGAAAAACCATCAGGACAACAAACATATAAAGCACCAGAACAACAAAAACAAGTAAAACAACCTAAACCTGAAGAGGGTGGTCTTGATAAAAAGACTGAAGACCCAGAAGGTAATGAGATGACTGGTGGTGACAAAGAAGGGGAAACTCTTACTTTAGTCTTTGGTAGATTTAATCCTCCCACTATTGGCCATGAAAAACTATTACAAAGTGCAAAACAAGTTGCTGGTGGTGGAGACCTTAAAGTTTATCCATCACGATCATTTGATCCTAAGAAGAATCCATTAGACCCTGATCAAAAGGTTGGTCTAATGAAGAAGATGTTTCCTGACTTTGAAGAAGATATTGTCAATGATGAGAGTGTCAAGACTATCTTTGATGCATTGACTATTGCTTCTGGTGAAGGATACTCTGAAGTTAAAATTGTTGTAGGGTCTGATAGAGTATCAGAGTTTGATAACCTGGCACAAAAATATAATGGTGACATGTATAACTTTGAAGAGATTGAAGTTATCTCTGCAGGTCAGAGAGAAGATGATGCTGAAGGTGTATCAGGAATGTCTGCATCTAAACTAAGAAAGGCTGCAGCTGATGGTGACTTTGAAGCATTTAGAAAAGGTATTCCTGATACTATTGATGACCAGACCGCAAAGGTTATGATGACAACAGTCCGTAAGGGTATGCAACTTGAAGAAGGTTGGTCACTCTGGCAGATTGCTCCTAAGTTTGACTGGAAGAATTTAAGAGAAAATTATATCACCAATAATATTTTTAAACTTGATACATTAGTTGAGAGTCTTAACACTGGTTTGGTTGGTAAGATTGTTCGTAGAGGAACTAATTATTTGATCTGTGTTACAGAAGATAATGTTATGTTTAAGTCTTGGATTCGTGACCTGAGTGAATATAATGAAGTCAAGATGGATCGTAAGATGAGAACAAAGGGTAAGCCAAATACATTGGTTGGTACCACTGGTTACTTTAAGTATGCGTCTGACATGACACCAGGACATAAAGATGGAAGTAAAAACCTACAGGCAGGTGGTAAAGAATATAATGGACCTGATTCTAACAAGTCATTCATAAATAGATTCAGGAAAAAATAGTCTGTTATGTCTAGAGTATCTGAAAGAATTAAAGAAGCTGCACGTAGCATGCCTTTAGATAAGATGACCACTCAGGCATTTAATAAAGACATGAAGGCTTCTAATGAAAAGGATCCTTCTAAAAAAGATAAACTAGAAAACCAGGCCAGATCAATTAGAGCAACAATGGACATGGCATCTCTTAAGAAAAAAACCACCAAAGAAAGTTTCTCTGATTGGAGAAGTGATTTACGTGAAGTCGTAGACATTCCATCATCTGAACCTAAGACTGATGAGAAGGCTAAGAAGAAAGTAACAGGTAAAGGTGTTAATAATAAGGTTGTCATCAACCCTCCTATGCGAGAAGCATTTGAAGAGATTGGTGGTGTCATTCTTGAGGTCACTGAGGTTGATGAAGCATATTATGGTGGAGAAGAACAGAGAAAGAAAGACGAGAAGAAGGTAGCATACGAGAAGCAACTAAAGAAGATGCTTCCAAAGCGTGGGTTTGATCAACTTGGTAGAGAGATTGATCCTCGTTCTGGTAAACTGAAAGAAGAGAATCTCGAAGAGAAGCTTAGTAAGGCAGACCTTGAGAAGATGCAGGATGAGAAAGATAAGAAGGAAGCTAGAAAGGCTGGTAAGGTAAATGAAAAT